TGTGAATATTTAACAGGACTTTCTAAAACATGGAAAAAGGAATTGAATATCTGCGTAGAAAACTGAATAAGAAAAGATGGCGCGTGAACTTGCGTTATAAGTATTATGAGATGAAGAACGTGACGCGTGACCTTGGCATCAGTACGCCGCCGGGCTTAAGAAACTGGTATAGCGTTCTGGGATGGAACGCAAAAGCGGTTGACGCGCTTGCAGATCGGCTGGTGTTCCGTGAATTCGCAGATGATACGTTTGACCTTAACGGCATTTACAACATGAACAACCGCGACACGTTGTTTGATAGTGCCATCCTTGGTGCGCTCATCGGTTCGTGCGATTTTATTTACATCCGTGAAGATGAGGGCAGCAACCCTGTTTTGGAAGTCATTGACGGCGCGAACGCAACCGGCATTATGGATCCGCAAACGGGGATGCTTACAGAGGGCTACGCGGTGTTGGAACGTGACGAACACGAAAGACCCGTTGTTGAAGCGTATTTCAAGCCGCATGAAACGTGGGTGTTCCGTGACGGGCAAGAAGCGGCAGAACTGTTTGAAACTATCGCGCCGTATCCGTTGCTGGTGCCTATCGTTTATAGGCCAGACGCAAAAAGGCCTTTTGGTCACAGCAGAATCAGCCGTGCATGTATGGAAATCACCGCCAGCGCGATCCGTACTTTGAAGCGTTCTGAAATCAGCGCGGAATTTTTCAGTTTCCCGCAGCGGTGGGTTGTGGGCACAAGCCCAGATGCAGACCCGCTGGAAAAATGGCGCGTTACCATGTCCAGCCTTTTGGAAATCACCAAGGATGAAGATGGCAACACACCCACATTAGGACAGTTTGCGCAACAGAGCATGTCACCGCATACGGAGCAGCTGCGCATGTTCGCAAGTCTGTTTGCGGGTGAAACTGGACTTACAATGGATGATATGGGCTTTCCTACTGATAACCCGTCATCTGCTGAAGCCATCAAGGCCGCGCACGAAAACTTGAGATTGGCGGCAAGGAAAGCACAGAGAACATTTGCCACAGGGTTTATCAATGCGGGTTACTTGGCTGCGTGCATCCGTGACAATTACGAATACCGCCGCCAACAGATCTACTTGACCACGCCAAAGTGGTATCCAGTATTTGAACCTGACGCGGCAATGCTTTCCAGCATCGGTGACGGTGCAATCAAAATCAACCAGGCCATTCCAGGTTACATTGACCGTGAAAACCTGCATGACCTGACAGGCATTAAGGGCGGTGGGCTGTTTGAATGATATTGCGCCGGAACTGTATGAAGCGATAATGAAGCGGTTTGAATACCATAAGCGCAACAATCACACCATTGACAGGTGCGAAAAGCGTTTGGTTAACGGCAACGCCACATATCGTGATGCCTATTTTTATTCAACTGCTATCGGTGATTGTATGTCTGACGCGATGTTGGACACCATCACACAAGACAAATTGCCTGACGGGCACATGTACTACAACATAGCGCAAAGGACAGTAAGACCAGCATTGGAACATATTGGCGAACTGTGCGGTGCCTACGCTGATCAAGTGCAAAAGTTAATGAATGAAGCGGCGGGACTTGGATTGAAGCCGGTGGAAAATGTCAACACGGATTGAGGGAATTGTAGATAGGCTTACAGATGCTGAAACATTTGACAGCATCAGTTGGATTCTTGGCAGCGGCGTTGTGACCAACTACGCGGAAAGCATCATTGATGACCATTTAAAAGCCAATTTGGATTTCCAGAGCAAAGCGGGGTTGGCGGTAACGGTTGAAAGAGTGATGACAGGCAAAGACCCGTGCCTGTTCTGCGAAAAGCGCGCTGGCAAGTTTTCATACAGCGATGCGCCAGACGGCCTATGGGATCGTCATGTAAGGTGCCATTGTTATATCACTTATGATAATGGTTCTGTGCGGCAGGTGCTTGGCGGCAAAGACAAGAAATGGGAAGTCATCAGCGAAGAAACAATAGGCGAACGCAAGCGGGTTGGGATGGAAAAACCCACAGCAAAAGTGTTAGAAGCACGGAAAATCGTTGGGCTGGATCCGCAGAACAAACTTGCACAGGGCATTGGCGCAGAGCATTATGAAAACATGCAAACAATGGTGGATGCATCAGAAAACGAAACCGTTAAACGCATGTGGAACACGAATGCGCACCGTGTTGATGTGGCAAGCACAACCGAAAAAGGCCGCGAACATGCATTCCGTGGGAGTATATATATTGACCTTGAAAAAAATGCAAAAGGCTCAATGCACTACATGCCATATGAAACCATTTTCCATGAATCAGGGCATGCAATTGACGCAATATATGCGGGGCTTGGTGATATGCCAGCGGGGCATTTCTCATATTCCTATAAACGGGGGCTTTTCCGTGATACAATTGTAGAAGAAGCGAACACAATCGTTAACAACAAGGCAAAGGAAATCAAAAGCCTTTTTGCAAAAGAAGATTGGGCGGCGTTACACGAAATTGGCGCAATTAGCGATTTCGATTGGAACATCTATGAGAACACCGGCAATTGGCTTTTTGGCGATGTCCCAAAATATTCAAAGGCAAAAGCCTACGCAGCTGTATCAAAAGACCTGAAAAGCATGAGCGCGCACCAGGGCGGCGATGTTTCTGACATTATGGAAGGCGCAACAAACGCAAGGGCGCAAGGCACAATGGGGCATGGTGCAACATATTGGAAGCAGCGCAAAGAAGCGTTGCCAACAGAAGCATTTGCAGAGTTTACCAGCGCAACATTTTCAAACCCTGAATCACTTGAAACAATAAAAAAGTGGTTCCCAAAGTCATATAAAATGTATGAGGAAATGTGCGAAGCAATTTTGAATGGGGGTGTTTAGCGTGAATGAATATGATAGATTGGCGGTAGAATACGCAAACAAATTTGGTGAAGCATTCCCCATTTATGGCGTTGCGTATGGATCCGAACAGGAATTGCTGGAAATTATGCGCAAGGCAATTGAGGACGGGAAACCGGTTGAACCGAAATATTCAGATGATACAGAGGTTATGTATTAGATGATTAAACCCACACAATAACGTGTGGGCTTTTTCATATATACGGGGGATTAGTCATGGAAGAAATGAAAGCCAGACAAATCCCCACAGCATCCGTTATTTTGCCTTATGAGGATACACACGGAAAGGCGGCGATAGATCTATATAATTCAACAGGCAGAACCGCACAGGAATGGCAAGAACTGATGCTATATGACATTCTGGCGGTGCGCGATGATGGTTTATTCGTGCATACCAAGTTTGGGTATTCCATCCCACGCAGAAACGGCAAAAATGAAATTGTCGCAATGCGTGAACTGTGGGCACTTGAGCAGGGCGAACAATGCTTGCACACGGCGCACAGGGTATCCACATCCCACATGGCGTGGGAACGCATGAAAAAACTGGTTGAGGGGTTAGGATATACGGAACCCGAAGACTACAAGACCACATCCACATTGGGCATGGAATCAATAAGGCTTAAGAAGACCGGCGGTAAAATAGATTTCCGCACACGGTCCAGCCGTGGCGGTCTTGGTGAGGGGTTTGACCTTTTAATCATTGACGAAGCGCAGGAATACACCGATGACCAGCAAAGCGCACTAAAGTATGTTGTAACAGACAGTTTGAACCCGCAGACCTTGTTTTGTGGTACACCGCCAACGCCTATATCAAGCGGCACGGTATTTACCAAACTGCGCAAGGCGGCATTAAGTGGTGAAACGGAAAACACGGGCTGGGCTGAATGGGGCGTGGAGAAAAAGACAGATCCGCGCGACAAACAAGCATGGTACATGTGCAACCCGTCTTTGGGTACCATCTTCACAGAAAGAAGTGTGGCAGATGAGATAGGGGACGACATTGATGATTTCAACATCCAGCGTTTGGGGTTGTGGCTTAAGTACAACCTTAAGTCAGCAATATCCAAAGCCGAATGGGAAGAATTGAAATCTGAAACCATGCCGCAGCTTAAGGGCAAACTGTTTGTTGGCATCAAATACGGCCATGACGGCACCAACGTGTGTCTATCTGTCGCGGCAAAGACTATTGATGACCTGGTGTTTGTAGAATCCATAGATTGCAAAGAGATCCGCGCAGGAAACGCGTGGATTCTTGATTTTTTGAAAAAAGCCGATGTGGCAAGCGTAACCATAGACGGGGCACAGGGCACCATACTGGCACAGGAAATGCGGCGGGAACATCTGGGAACGCCGGTGCTGATGACCACCAAAGAGGTATGCATTGCCAACGGCAAATTTGAGCAAGCGTTGTACAAGAAAACCATAACGCACATGAACCAGCCAGCGTT